TGACCGTTGGCGCCGACGCCTTCACCGTGCAGGCGGTGCAGCCGGTCCAGCGGGACGCCGAGGGGCTGCTGTGGGGCCTGGATGTGGCGTGGGGCCTGCCGGTGACTTACCGCACCGCTGCGGTCGCTGGCGGCGTCCAGGGCGGGCCGTGGAGCGTCGTCACGGCGGCTGCGGCCGGCGCTGTCTCCATCAGCATCCAGAGCGCCTACATCAACGCCGCGGGCAAGCTTCAGCCGGGCGATACGCTCACCATCGGCGGCGCGGCCTACACGGTCGGCGCTACGGTTGGCGCGAGCGCGTCGAAGTCCTTCAACAACATCCCGATCAGCCCGCCGCTCGCCGCTCCGGTGGCGGCCGGTACACCGGTGACGATCACCCAGCCGTCCGCCGCCGGCTACACGCTGACCGGCGCCATGGCCGACTATGAGGCGGCCGAGGTCATGGGGTCCGTGCTGGTCGGTGACCGCCGCATGGTGATCCTGCAAGCCGCCTTCGTGGCCGCCGGCCTGCCCAGTGGGCCGAAGCCGGGCGCGTCCGTCGAGGCTGACGGGCGAACCTACAACGTCATCCACACCAAGGCCCATTACGCCGGATCGGCTGTGGCGGCCTGGGAGCTTCAGGTGAGGGGATAGTCATGGCGCGTCTCCAGTCGTTCCGAGCCCAGGTCGATCTGGCCAAATCCCGCCTCATCGGCGAAGCCCGCCGCAAGATGCTGGTGCAGGCAGCCCGTGAGGCGCATGCGGACGCGGCTGCGGTCAACGCCCGCGCGCTTGGTCACCCGGTCGAGAGCGTCACCATCGTGGATGGGCGCCGCGGCGCCCCGGTGGAAAGCGTCAAAGCCGGCGGCGTGGTGGTCCACCTGTTCGCCGTTCATCAGGCGGCCATTGAGTTCGCCTTCGAAACACTGGTGAGCCTCTCGCCCGTCGATACCGGGCACTATGAGGAGAGCCACATCATGCTGGTCGATGGCGAGGAGCGGGAGCCAACCGCGCCCGTCGGCGTGGACGACGTGGTGACACTGGTAAACCTCGTGCCATACGCGCGCCGGCTGGAGAAGGGGTGGTCCGATCAGGCTCCGAACGGGATCTACGAGGTTGCGAGCGAAATCATCCGCGCTCGCTTCGGCAACATCGTCAACGTCCGCTTCTCCTATGGCTACTTCGCCGGAATGGCGGCCGGGAAGCACCGCGGGACCGAGGCCGCCGTCAACCGGGCCTCGTCCTATCCCATGATCCAGCTTTCGCCGAAGGGGCGCCGTCGATGAGCAGCCTTGCCGTTAAGACAGCCGTGCGTGCCCGGCTGGCCGCTCTCTGGCCGTCGGAGAACGCCGCGATCCGGGAACCGAACACGGCCTTCGACCCGCAGGGGCGGCCCTGGATCGACATTCGCTTTCCAGGGGCCGCCATCGGCCGCGCGGACATCGGCGATGCCGAGAACCCGCTGTGGGATGAGGTCGGCGCCTTGATGGTCGACGTCTACATCCCGGCCGGCGGCGGCCCCGATCTGGGGGATGCTCTGGCTGAGGCGGTCGCGGCGATCTTCCAGGGACAGGAATTCGACGGGGTTCAGTGCCGCAACCGCCTGCCCGGACAGTCCGGCGAGCGTGCCCCGGAGGGTATGCAAGGCGCTTGGTGGGGGGTCAGCTTCGGCATCGGCTACCGGTTCCAGTCCATCGGCAGTCCATAGGGCTGTCATTGCACCAATCCCTACGGGCTCGCCATTCGGCGGGCCTTTTTCTTTGAGGAGAGAAGGCAATGCCGACCACCGGCTATCAGGCTGGCGCCGACAGCAACGATCTGGAGCTGTCCTACGCCGCGGAAACGACCTGGGGCACATCGCCGACGGGCACCTACCAGAAGTTCAGGGTGAATTCGGAGGGCTTCTCCGAGAGCAAGAACCGCACCCGCCCGCCCGAGATCCGTTCCGACGGGCAGGCCGCCGCCGCCGTGACGCAGGACGTGTCCGCCTCGGGAAACATCCAGTTCGGCATCTCGTTCGCCAACGTCGATGACCTGTGGGCCGGGGCCCTCAACGGCGCCTGGACGGCTCCGCTGGCCATCACCGCAACCACGATTGCCGCCGCGGCCACCACCAACAAGCTCACGGGCTCGGCCGGGGCGTTCAACTCCGTGCAGGTCGGCCAGTGGATCAAGGTGTCCGGGTTCACCAACCAAGCCAACAACGGCTTCCACCGCGTGACCGCAAAGGCCGGCAACGGCGCGGACATCACCGTTGCCAGTACGCTGGTCACGGAAGCCGTTGGGCCGAGCGTCACGATTACCGGCACGATGCTCCGCAACGGCACGGCGTTTACCAGCTTCACGATCCAGAAGCGCCTGGGTGCTGCGCTGGGCTTTGCCTATCCCGGCACCTACTTCACGGGCGGCCAGATCAACGCGCGGCGCGGCGACTTCTTCTCCGGCACGCTCGACGCCCTGTGCCGGAGCGAGGAGAAACAGGTTTCGGCGCTGGGCTCCGGCTTCACCGCCGCGCCGACGAACAAGGTCATGAGCGTGGTGACCCACCTCAAGTCCGTATCGCTGGACGGAGGCGCGCTCGCGGCGAAGATCATGGGCGTCAACTCGACGTTCCAGAAGGAAGGCGCAGCGGCGCAGTACGCCGTCTCCAGCTCGGGCGTGGACGGCACTAAGGCGCAGGGCATGCGCCGGGGAACCTTCACTGCCAACGGCACGCTGGAAGCCTACTTCTCCGACTATGCCCTGTACGACAAGTACAAGGCCGAGGCGGAGGTGAACGTGAGCTACCGCGTCACTGACGGCGCCGGGAACACCTACGTCGTCACCTATCCGGTGGTGGTGCTGGGCAAGTCCACGATCACCGCCGGAGGGCCGAACAGCGATGTCATGGCGCAGTTCGAGTTCGGGGCCGATCCCGACCCGGTGACCGGCTGCACCCTCCAGATCGATCGCTTCGCCGCACCGTAAGCTGGGCGGCTCCTGAACCTGATCCCTGCCGACACAGGAACCCGATCCCTGCGGGGATGGGGAGCGCATGCGCGCATGGGCGGGGGTGTCGGACCCCGCCCACCCCTCAATCCTTTCCGACAGAAGGACCGAATCAATGGCTCACGTCTTCGAAGGCGAGCCCGACGCCCGGCAGGCCGGCGACATCGCGCCGTCCCGCTTCCGCCCGCAGTACCGCGCCCTGTCCGACGAGGAGAAGGCGCTGCACGATCAGATCAAGGCCAAGGCCACGGAGTTGGAAACCCTGTTCGAGCAGGCCCGCGACCTGCGCTACCCGATGGCTGCGATCATCGGCGATCTCGACGGGCTCAGCGCGAGCGAGCTGGAGGCGGCGATTCAGATGCCCAGCGAGGTCGGCTTCACGCAGCTGGAGCCGGGCGCCCTGGCGGCGGGCTTCTCGGCGACGCTGAGCACTGACTACTTCGGCGAGGGCATGAAGTCCCTCGAACTGGCCGTCATGTGGACCGTCAAGGGCCTGACGGCCTGATTCCCACCATTCCCGCACCCTTTCCGACAAAAGGACATCATCATGGATTTGAACGATTTCGCCGTTGACCCGACCACCTACGAGAACGGCAAGAAGATCGAGTTCGGCGGCGGTACGCACATCGGCGTCCGCTCGGCCGGCGCCGACCGCGCGCAGAAGGTGCGCGAGCGCCTGTGGAAGCCCTACGCTTCGTGGAAGGAAGTCCCGGCGGACATTCAGGCCAAGATCAACGCCAACTGGCTGGCGCAGGGCCTGCTGACCGAATTCGTCGGCTTCACCGTGGACGGCAAGCCCTTCGAGGTGGACCTGTCCAAGCCGGAGGATCAGAAGCGCCTTGGCGATCTGCTGGGCCAGCCGAAGTACAAGGCCTTCCGGTCCAAGGTGCTGGGCATCGCCCTGGACGAGGGCAACTTCCAGGCCGCCGCCGATCAGGCCGCGGAGGGAAACTGAGGGACTTCGCCCGCTGGACCTTCACATGGGGCCGGCGGGCGGAGGAAATCGGCCGGGCCTGCATCGAGGATGACGAAGAATTGCCTCCCGTTCTCCTCGATGCGCCCGACCTGAACCCCGGCCTTCGGCGGTTCTGGCGGGCCTTCCACGACCTGTCCGGGGATCGCCCGGCGGGGATGGGCGTTGGCGCCATCCCCATGACCGCCATGCTGGCCTATGCCAAGGAAATCGACGGCGATACGGACCCGCAGGACCTCCGGCGGTTCGTCCGGTTCGTGCGGGCCATCGATGACGAGTACCTGAAGGCGGAAGCGAGCAAGGGCGGTAAGGAGCGGCCAGAGGGGTGAGATGGGAGGGTGGCGCTGATATGCCCCCTCCTCGTCGCACCCGATCAGCGCAGCCGGCGCTCAAGGCATGCCTTGTACTCAAGGGCAAGGTTGCTCCCGATCTCCTTGAAGCAGGCGTCCTCTGCGGCTTTGACGGTGCTGTTGCGGGCCATCTGGTCGCTGACGCCAGAGAAAAGCGCGGAGCCGAAAAACAACACGACAGCAGCGATGATGATGCCGCCAGCGATCTTGAGCATGTCGCTCATGAACCCCTCCCCAATCTTTCGGGGATGATGCCCGTACCGCGCGCATAAGTCGAATCTTAGCAAACGAACTAATTCGGCGCACGGCCAGTCCGCGGCGCCATTTCTATGGGGGCTCGCTATGGCTGTCGAACTCGCGCAGGCGCTGGTGCATGAGGTCGTCATTGATGACCGGCAGGCACAAAGAGGAGCCGATTCCGCTGCTCGCGCGCTGGATCGGGTTGCCGACGCTTCCGACCATGCCGCCGGGGCCGCTCAGCGCGCGCGCTCCGGTCTGCTCCAATTCGATGATGCGACCGCCAAGTTCACGCGTGGCCAGGAAAGCGCGTGGCGGGCACTTGACCGCTGGAAGTCGCGAACCGATGACGCCTACCGCGCAAACAAGACCCTGGAATCTGCGACGCGCGACCTTGATCGAGCAATAGCTCAAGGGATCAGCACAGAGGCTGAGAAAATCCAAATCCTGGATCGGCTCCGCCAGCAGACCACCCGATATGCGGCTGCCAACGAAAGCGCTGCCCGCTCGACCAAGCTGGCCGCTCACGAGGTGACCAACCTCAGCTACCAGATCCAGGATGCTGCCGTGCAGCTGGCCGGTGGGCAGAATCCGTTTCTGATCTTGATGCAACAGGGACCGCAGGCGACAGGCGCGGTCGGGGGCGTCGGGCGGGCCATCTCTCTCCTGGCAAGCCCTACCGGCCTTGCCATTGCCGCTGTTGGTGGGCTTGTGGCGGCGTTTTCCCTCGTGGAGCGGCACGCGGCGGCGCTGCGCGAAGTCGGGACGTCTGTCACTTTGATGGGAGGCGCGATCGGTCGCTCCGCCGACGAGATGGAGGCCCTCGCGGGGCGTGCGGCCGAGGCCGGAAAGATCTCGGTAGCGTCGGCGCGTGAGCAGGAGGTGGCATACATCCGGGCCGGAAAACTCGGCGCCGAGAGCATGGAGCGCCTGATCGGGCTGTCGCGCGACTATTCGGTGGCGACCAAGCAGGACGTCGTTAAGGCGTCCGAGGACCTCGCTCAGCTGTTCGCTGACCCGGTTGCGGGGGCCGAGAAGCTGACGGCGGCCTATGGCCTTCTCACCGGCAAGGAACTGGAGCGCATCCGTGTCCTGACCGCAACCGGGCAGGCCGAGCAGGCGAGGCTGGTTCTCGCGGACAGCTTGGCGACGCGGACCCGCGGTCTCGGCGATCAAGTCGGGACGCTGGCGGCGGCATGGGAGAGGGTGGCGCGGGCGGCATCGAACGCCATCAACGCCATCGGCGACGCCACTGCCCCCGAAACGAACGCTCAGGCCATTGCGCGGCTGGAGGAGCGGCGCCGGCAGCTTATCGCCGCGCGAGGCCTCAATGTTGGTCGGCTCGACGGCGAAACCGGTGGGGCGGCTGTTCCGGAGGGCGCCGTGCCGGTGGACTCCCGATACAGCGCCCCGGGCATGGCGACAGCCAACGGGGAGCTGGCGACGGTCGATGCCTCGCTCGCCCAGCGTTATGCGCAGCGCGCCCGTGACCGCGAGATGGCGGCCCGGGTGGGCGACTGGCAGGGCCAGGTCAAGAACAGCGCGGCCGCTGACGCCGCCGCCCGCTCCACGCGTCCGATGGTGACGGAGATCGCGTCGCTCACGGAATCCATCACCACGCTCGAAAGCGGACTGAAGAACCCTGGGCTGATGGCGTTTGCCGATGATGCCGGCCGGGCTTTGGAGGGGCTGAAGAACAAGCGGGCTGATTATGAAGCTGCTGCTGCCAAGGGGCTCGACATTGAGACCGACAAGCGGCAGCGGCTCGCGGCGGTGGAGCAGAAGTATGCCGGGCTCGTCGGACCGGCCCACGAGGCCCGGAAGGCGGCTGAAATCGAGCGCATCAACCTGCTCGGCACGGCCACGACGGCGGAGGAACGCAAGCTCGCCGTCGGCGCCGCCGTGACCCAGGTGGCGGCGGGGCAGACGCAGGCGCTCGCGCAGATGAGCGTCTCCCTCACATCCGCCGCAAACGCCGCCAAGCTGAACGCGGAAGCG